GCGGTGGCGGTGCATACACATATAACGCAGGCGCAGGCGGTAGTGGAATTGTTATATTAAAATATCCTACAAGTTTAGGAACTATAACTATTGGCGCAGGATTAACAGGATCTACAAGTACAAGTGGATTATACACAATTGCAACAATTACCGCTGGCACAGGAAATGTGAGTTGGGCATAATGGCACATTACGCATTTTTAGATAATAATAATATTGTTACTAAAGTTATAGTAGGTATTGATGAAACAGAAACTATTGAAGGATTAGATACTGAAACTTGGTATGGAAATTTTACGGGTCAAGTGTGCAAGCGCACATCATATAATTCAAAAATAAGGGGTACTTTTGCAGGAAAAGGATTTACATATAATGCAAATGAAGACATTTTTGTAACGCCACAACCTTATGCTTCATGGATTAGATCAGGTTCATTTTGGGATGCACCTACACCTTGCCCTCAAGATAACAAAAATTACTTTTGGGATGAGAAAAATTTAGTGTGGCAAGAATTATTGAGCTGACAAGTCCTAATGGTTGGCCGGCTAGTGAAGACCGCAAAGCTATAGGAATACAATCCTTTGCCATATCCGGCACATCTCTTAAGATTGCATGTGCCAAAGATGTAGCACCAATACTTGTTGCCTTTTGCCAAGAGTTTCATGAGCTTGTAGAGCCTATTGATCAAGGTCAATTAGATGACTGGGGTTATGCTTTTAGGATGACTAGGGGATCAGATAAAGTTTTGAGCAATCACTCATCCGGTACAGCTGTAGATTTGAACGCTACAAAACACCCTTTAGGTAAGTCAAATACATTTACAAAAGAGCAAAGAAATACTATACAATTGCTTTTAGTTAAGTATGGCTTGGCTTGGGGCGGCAACTACAAAAGTCGTAAGGATGAAATGCACTTTGAAATAGCCATGACTCAAAATCAAGTGCAAAGTAAAATCAAACAGTTAGGAATAAAATGAAACTAAGCGCAAAACAAAAGGCAATTGTTAAATCTTATCTACGCAGTCTAGCCGCTGCTACTGTCACTACAGCTTTAGCTTTGGTAGCTGATATACGCCCTGAGCTATCTATCCTTGCAGGTGCGCTAGTCGCCCCTTTGATTAGATACTTTGATGGCGAAGATAAGGCCTTTGGCCGCAATAGTAAATGAGTGCCAATGACATGGCCGCTCTTGCAGTAGCTATTTTAACAATTGTTGCCTCTGTTTTTGCAGGTATTAGATGGCTTGTCAAACACTATTTGTCAGAGCTTAAAGATGACCACAATGGTGGGCATAATTTAGAGGGCAGGGTCAGGCGCATAGAAAATAAGCTAGACACGCTTTATGAAATACTGATAACTAAAAACTAACCTGCATACCCTTCTCCTATGAGAAGCTGCGTGATAGTGCCAAGTAGAGGCAGACCTGAAAACATGGCCAGACTAGCTGCATCTTTTCTTGGCACAAACGCATCTGTAGATCTATATGCTGTAATAGATAATGATGATCCGAAATGGGATGAGTATGCAAAAAATGAAGACTATAAATGCTTGCCTTCGGAGAATAAGACGGGCGGTTGCGCCAAAGCTCTTAATGATGCTGCGGTGCATCTACTTGATTACAGTCGCTTCCCTCTTTATGATCTGTACATTTTTATGGGTGATGATCACCTGCCTAGATCGCTGGATTGGGACAAGGCTTTTGAAAAAGCGTTATTAGGTAAGACCGGCATTGCCTATGGTGATGATCTTTTGCAAGGACAAAACCTGCCTACAGCTTTTGCAATGACCAGAGATATTGTTGATCAGCTAAGAGGTATTACTTTTCCCGGTTGCATACATTTGTATTTTGATAACTTTGTAAAACAATTAGCAATAGATCTTGGCTGTCTTGTTTATCTACCAGATGTGATCATTGAACACCTGCACCCGGCAGCTGGTAAAGCTGAGATGGATGAAGGTTATGAAAGAGTTAATCAAGTTAAATGGTATGAGGAAGATTTACTAACCTTGCAAACTTACCTAAGATCTAAAGAGTATGCAGATCTTGTACATGCACTTAAATGAAAGTCCTTATCACCGGCTCACATGGCTTTGTAGGCAGAGCCTTTAGGCGTGCCTTACCTTATGCACAATTGACTTTAGTAGATCTAAAAAATGGTACAGACTGCCGGGACTTTTTTAAGTTAGAAACAAAAAAATATGATCTTGTAATACACCTTGCAGCTGTTGTAGGTGGCCGGCAACAAATAGAAAATGAGCCTTTAAGTTTAGCTGTAGATCTTGCTATAGATGCTGAGTTCGCCAATTGGTGCATGGTTACAGAGCAGCCTTATGTAGTTTATTTTAGCTCATCCGCTGCCTATCCAACAGAGCTACAAACCTTAACAAAAAAACATAAGCTAAAAGAAAAAGATCTAAACTTTAAGAAAATTGGCGCACCTGATATGAGTTATGGGTGGGCTAAATTGACAGGTGAAATGTTGATGAGTTACTTGCGTGAGATGGGTACACAGGTTTTAATTCTTAGACCTTTTAGTGGCTACGGCACTGATCAAGATATGACTTACCCCTTTCCATCAATTATGCAGAGGGCAATACTTAACTCAAATCCATTTGATATATGGGGGCGTGCAACTACTACTAGGGACTTTATACACATTGATGATGTAGTAGATGCTGTAGTTACAATGGCACAAAACAACTGCAATCAGACAGTCAATCTTTGTACAGGCAGACCTACCACTTTCCTTGAGCTATCACAGATAGCCTTAAAAACTCTTGGAATTACAAAGATGCCTAGGTTTAATATATTGGCTGACAAGCCGGCAGGGGTCGCCTACCGCGTAGGTGATCCAACAATGATGAGTGATTACTACACACCAAAGATTAGTCTTGAGGAAGGTGTCCACAGGGCTATCTCCGGTGTTTTATGATTTATGATTAGCTCATGGCAACTAAACGCAAAGTAAAAAAAGTAGCAAAGCGTAGGCGCACAACTAAAGACACGCCTTTAACTAAATTAGATTTTTGGGCTATTGCAGCTAATGAAGTTTATCTTGCTTGCCGCAAAGCTGGTATGGATGAAAGTACAAGCCTAGCTTTTGCAATGGATCGGTCATCATATCCGGATTGGATTGTAGATGAAAAAGATCCTTTGACTAAGCCATGGGATGATGATGAGGAAACAGATTAAGCGCGACAAGTCTTTTAACGCGAGGTACTTAATTTGTAGTGATCTGCAAGTACCATTTCAATTTGATGAGGCGATTGTCAATCTAAAAAAGCTTGTAAATACTTTTAAGTTTGACCTTGTACTAAATGTAGGTGATGAGCTTGACCTAAATACAATCTCTAAATATAGTCAAGGTAAAGCTGAGTCATTTCAACAAACACTAAATGCTGACAGAGATCTTTGCAAAGATATTTTGTATGATCTAAGGACAGATGTAGTTTCAAGATCCAATCATGGTGATAGATTATTTAGTGCAGTTAGTCAGATACCCGGCTTGATGGCTTTACCAGAGCTGCAATATGAAAAGTTTATGGGCTATGAAGATCTTGGCATTTACTTTGCAAAAAAGCCGTATGAGATCCCCGGCACTGAGTTTGTACTCTGCCATGGGGATGAAGGTAACCTGTCTAGGGTCGGCGGTTCAAGCGCGTTAAATATCGCAAAACGCTGGGGTCGGTCTGTAATCGCAGGGCATAGTCATAGGATGGGCTACACATGCCACTCAGAGGCCTTTAATGGCCGATTACAGAGGGTTTTAGTAGGTATAGAGGTAGGTCATACATGTAACATCTCCAAGATGCGCTATCTGGCCAAGGGCGGCTATTATGCTAATTGGCAAGCTGGGGCTGTGATTATGACTATCAAGCGTGGCAACCCTAGCTTTGAGATGATCCGCTTCAACACAGACGGCAGTTTCGCCGCGCTAGGAAAAGCCTTTGGGTAATTGCCTTTGTCAGTGGTCTATGCTTTAATTGCTTTTGTAAATGCAATTGACCTTGAAGGGGGTTAATATGAAAATTACTAAACATCAATTTGAAGCTTTAACCGAAGCTCAAATGAAATGGTCAGGTGAAACAGATTGGCTAACTCAGAAAGATCGCTTTGAAGATACAATTTGTTGGTCACATGAGTTTATTTATTGGGCAGAAAATTACGCCTCAGTTTTATTGGCTACTGAATATCTAAGACAAAACCGCTGGGATTATAGTGTTAGTTTTGATAATGCTATAAGTCAATACTGTTTTACAACTAACTACTCTGGGTCATGGGTGAACGCATGAACGCTACAGAGTATGCACAAAAGGGTTGGTTTGTACTGCCACTTAAAAAACAATCTAAAGAGCCGGCAAGATTTTTACGCCATGGTTATTTAGATGCAACAATAGATCAAGAAAAAATTGATCAATGGTTTGCAGATCAAGAGCTAAACATTGGTTTAGGTATATCACAATCTAGTTTGGTTGTATTAGATTTTGATGTACGCAATTCTTGTAATGATCCTAAGTGGCTTGAGTTATTAGATCGCTGTTTCAAATGCAACACACATGTTGTAGCTACACATGATGGATACCACATATATTTCTATGTAGAAAAGGCCACGCAATTTAAGGGCAAACTAATATCCGGTATAGATATAAAACATAAAGGTTATGTAGTCCTACCACCATCAATACATCCAAGTGGTACACCATACAAAATAGTAAATGATGTAGCACCAGTAGATCTACCAGAGGACTTAATGAAATTGATGACATGGTAATTGTTAAATATGACAAAGAGAGTGGTGCGTATGTTGATAGCAAACGCAGTCACTATGTAAAAGCTTCTCTAATCAGGGCATACGCTCATAAATCAATGGGTGCATCTCAGGTCAGAGGTAGGCTCTCAGCTGCAATGGTTGAGGGTTATTGGTTAGACAAGTTCAAGGAAGCGGTGAAATATGAGCTCTGAAATATATGGATGGTTAATAACAATTAGTTTATTTATATTGGTTGCACTGTTAATTGGTGTGACTTGGATGGTCGCAGTTGAAAATGGCTATGACAAAGGTTTTAAGAGTGGCTACAAGCGTGGCTTACAGGATGCCAAACAATCAAGTGTAAAGGTGGAAAAATTTACTGTTAGGACTCATCCGGCTATGCGCCAAAAGATGCTTGAAGCTGATAATGAGTATCTAATGGAAAAGGTTGTAAGTCTTTGGGATAAGGAAATGAAATGATAGATCTTACTCAATATGAAGATGCTGCCTCACTTAATAGATGGTTTATCTCAAGCTTCCCCATGGGCAGAATAGATTTACAGCTTGTGGAGATCAATCTTGACAAAGGCATTGTTGTATTCAAAGGTAGTGTGTACAGAGATAGCAATGATGCAAACCCGGCTGTAACTAACTATGCAAAGGGCGAAAGGGATGATTACCCTGCACACATGCGTAAGTGGTATCTGGAAGATACTGCTACAAGCTGTATTGCTAGATGCCTAACACTGCTAAAAGGGTCAAACAAGACTGCACCTAAAGAGTCAATGGCAAGAGCTACAAGCTGGTCAGTAGAGCCAAAGGCAGCTTTGTTAGATGATCTACAAAGCGAAGATCGCCGCGCAGCTGAGGTTTTTGCGGAAGCTGTTAGAAACGCACCGGATGTAGTTATGCGTGAGGTAGGTACATTACCTGAGCAAGTTTGTGAAGACGGCTCTAGGATGCGCTTCAAAGAGGGCATTTCAAAAACTACAGGCAAACCTTTTAAGGGTTATGTCTGTGAGTGTGGTAAAGGATGCCCTGCTAAATGGGCATCACAATCTAGTAACGGCCATTGGTACTTCAAGGAGTCGGTAAATGGGTGACATGGAAATGATTGACAAGCATGGGGTCAAAGCAAAATTTACAGACAAGGGCGTAGAGCTTGAGATAGTCAATTGGACTGATCGCTGTGTTTCTTGTAATGACCCTAGGTTATTGCGTGAAGGCAATAGAAAAGTTTGTGCCTTTTGTGGGTGTAGGCAATGACCTTTGATTATCACAAAGCTATGGCTGAGGGTCATGGCTACAACAATTATGTAGCTAGTTTGCTTAGGTCTTATGGTGTGCCTAATGTTGATGTGCCTGAGTTTAGCATTGCTACCACGCATGACAAGATTGCAGACAAGACTAAAAATGAGAAAGATATAATTGTTGATCAGCTTGTACTAGAGGTCAAGAGTAGAGCTATAAGCTTTGATGGGGCAGATGACTTTCCTCATGCCCTAATTCTGGTAGATACTGTTTATGGCTTTGATCAAAAGATAATCAAACCCTTTGCCTATGTTTATTTAAGTCAAATATCCAAGGGCATCTTTGCAATACCAGTGGCAACAAGGGAATTTTGGACAATTGCTACTATTTATGATCATGCCAGACAAATTGAAGTGGAGTGTTACTTTGTATCAAAGCGACATTGCAGGCCGTTTATAGAGCTTGTAGATATACTTTTAGAAAGGGCGCATGAGCGAGCCGGTGAGATGCAATAAGTGTGGCAGTTGGATCATGAGGGATGACCTTTGTGTCACCTGTCAAATGCTTGAGAAGGCTAAACACGCAATCAATAGATAACTTGCAAAGGAAGGGCAGCCATGTTAAGTTTCAACCGCTTTGTTGGGGGCTTACACTGGAACTCAGTCATACCGAGTGTCAGACGCTCTTACCTACCTCATGTTACTAAATGGGGGGGTAGGGGGGGCTTTCCTAAAAATCTAGTCGCCCAAGCGTCAATGTTTGTAATAATAATAAACCTAATAAATATAACTCCAGTCTTTGCTAAACAAGATACAAAAACTTATCAAATGGAATACCTGCGACAATTAGAATACAGTGCAGATCAATATGATTGTTTGCTTCCACTTGTGACTATGGAGAGCCGCTGGAATTTAAGAGCTGTCAATGGCTCACATCATGGATTACCACAGGGGCGATCAAAATTCTTAGCTACAGCTGATCACAAGGCACAAATAACTTGGCACATCAAATACCTTAAACACAGGTATGGCACTGATAGGTTTGGTGTTGCAAACGCCTGTGGTGCATGGGCGCATTGGTTGATGAAGGGTTGGCATTGAAAGACACAGAGAAAATTACAATTGGTATCTGCTCACCGGGTTATGTAGTAACAGACTTTCTTACAAGCTTATTAGATGTAGCTAGATCTCAAAAGCAATTGGGTCAATTCATATCATTGCAAGGATCAGGTGTTATTAGTCGCCTACGCAATCAGGTAGTTGCAACCTTCATGGAAAAA